AATGCCGTAAACTGACTAAAAGCAGAAGCCTCTATATTCGGCACACTATCGAGAATTGTTACAGACTCTAATTTTGAAACATCAATGAGACCGCCGGAACCCGAACCGGAACCGCCGCCTTCACTCTTTCCTGCCTCAAAGCCATCCTCGTACCCTTCGGTATAATCATCGGTAAAGACTACATTTGCTCCACCGTCTACCGTTACAGCCTCATCGTATTCTTCAATGACCTCAAGCGTTCTTATATGAGAGGCAAAGTCCCGTGGATTGATTTTTTCCGTTGTTTCCGTCCTCTCACGGATAGCATCGGCAATATCGGCAAGAGTCTCGGATTTTATAAGTCTGTCTGCCATCAGTAATCCTCCTCTTCCGCATAGGGTATCTCTACCGCCGCCCATTTTCCGTCCTCAACACGAAGGAATTTTCCGTTGTCCTCCTCGGTAACGTTGCGGAGGCATTCGGGCATATTCTTGATATAGTCCGCCTTGCTTGGATTCGTCTGATTCCAATCGGGACGGGGAGCAGGAGTGCCTACCGTATTACCCCTTATCCTTACTTCGCTCATACCTTAACCTCCGTTATACAAACTTCCATAGTATAATCCCTAGTAGGCTTGTCTCCGATAGCATACACGGTGACAGTACCTCCTACATTTTCGGTCACCAAAGCTAAATCCTTATCGTGGAATATTGCAAGCTGCTCTACGCTCGGCAATAGGTCTACCTTGCTATTCGAAGTCACACCGGGGATAGTGACAACCTGAGAATAGGGATCTTCGCTACCTACCCAATCAGAAGCCTTCAGCATTACCGAGGAATAGGTAGGATCAAATTCACCGTTGGCAAGAGCCTCTTTTATCTGCCTCAAGGTCTCAACTCGTCCTTCCTCGGCAGTAGCTCTTGCCGCTTCTGCATTAACTCGTCCCGTCTCTGCCGCCTGTCTTGCCACTTCCGCAGTTATCATAGCATCTACAAGAGTCTGATCCTCGTCCGATATATTCAAATCATCGCTATTTATAACTCTATCCGAGACTATCATAGTAAACCTCGGTGTACCAAGCTCCCTCCCCTCGGAGTCATAGAGAGTAATAGAGCAATCGTGAACACCTTCCATCACCGCAGTATTGGGATTCTGCTCAAAGTCATATTTTATGGTAGTACCATCGAGGATAGCACAGAAAGCCTCAAGATGTGTCCCCGAAGGTCTCTTTATGGATATCATTGCAAGGTTGCCCTCTTCAATGATATAAGGAAGTCCTCCATCCGAAAGGCTTATTAAAAATACCCTCGCCGTGTCTCCCCTCGTCACCGGCAACGATACCTGCGACTGCGTAGAATGCAAGTCAAGTGTAAATCTATAATTAGAAGAATTCATTTACATTTCCTCCTGTAAAATTCACCTAAAGGATAACATAAAAGAGGAGGGATTCTAAATCCCCCCTCTTCCTTTGCGATTAATCTTTTAGCCAAGCATTGACGGATTTAATTACCTCGTCTGCATTGCCATAAAGACCTGAGTTATAAAGTATTTTCCTTATGCGAATCCTCTCACTTTCGCTTGCATTTTTATAAAGAGGCTTCCAATAAGATGTCATAGAGCTTCTAAGAGAAGATTTGGCTTCCTTCTCTGTCTTTCCGTTGGCTACCTTGGTTTTGATGAGGTCTGCTATAATCTCCTTAGCGTGAGCAGTTTCACCGTTCTCAAAGGCAGCGTTTATATCGGACGGATCGTAGAAAGAGATTGCCTCGTCCTTGTCCTCGGTAGAAGTCTCATCGGATGTATCATCCGGCATAAGATTATTGACTTCGGACTTAATGGCAGCCTTGATATTCTCCCTTGAGAAGTGTCCCTCTCTTGCGATCTCCTCGGCTATACGATTTGCCTCGGCAGAATCTCCATTAACCTTAGCCTCGGCAGCCTCCTTGATACGAGGATCGTTCTCACGAAGAGCCTTGCGGATAGCGGAGTCATAAGCAGAATCGCTCTTGTATCCGTTCTTCAGCCTCTCTTCGTAAGCCTTGTCACCCTTGATGATTGCATCGTAGAGCTTGTCACCCTTTTTCTCATCGGGAATCCATCCCCACACGGGAATAGAGTCCTTTAAGTCCTCTCCGATTTTGTCCATAAGGCTTCCATAGGTAGTATCCATATCTCTGCCAAGAGTCTTGAAGAGATTGATAATACCGTTTATGTCCCTACGGATATTCTTTTCGGGGATTCCTCCAAGTGAGGAAGCACTATCCACAATACCCCAAAGAGCCTCGGCTACCTCGCCCTGATACTTAGAAAGCTCGTCCTCGTCCATATCAGAGGTATCCTTGCCAATAACCTTTACCACGCCCTGAATTGAGTCAAAGAGGTCGGTAATAAGAGCCATATCTGCTCTCTCTACGTCAAAGCCTTGCAGTATAGACCACATATCCTTAACGAAGGGAATATAGGTAACAGGATTGATACCGTCAACAAACTCTGTAGTAACCCTTGAGAGATACTTCTCGGCAAAGGTCTCGTCCTCGTCATCGTCTCTCATAGCATATACGAGAGAAACGAGAGCCGCATTGAGAGCGATAGAACCTACCGTAGCTCCAAGCACCCTTGCGATGTACTTCTTATTGCCCTTACGGAATGCATCCGCTACCATATTGATAGTCGTTGTAGGCTCTGCCATAAAGGAGGTCCACATATTCATAAGCGCACTCTTGGAGCGCATATTAGAGGACTTGGCAAGAGTAGAATCGTATACCTGAGTCTTTGTGATAACCTCGGTAAACCTCTCGCCTGAGAGTCTTAGGAATTCCTCCGAACTTGTCTTAAGGGTAGGATTATTATGAGCAGTTTCCTTCTTTACTGCGTTCCATATGGATATCCAAGCAAGCTCGTCCGCAACAGCCGGAGCCTTGGAGAGAACATCGTCAACCTTATCCATAAAGGACTTTTCTCCCTTGAGCCATTCAACAGAGCTTTGTCCCATTCCGGTATCGAAGTTTCCCATCTCCTTAATGATAGCCACGGGAGCGTACTTCTTGACCTCATCCCAAAGAGCCTTGTGCCTCTTTCGGTCAAACGCTCTGACAACGCCTCTTGTAATAGGAGCAATACCAAAGTATTTTGCATCCACAAGAGCCATAGCTCTTATGATTGAGGTAGGCTGCTGAACTACAACCGAAAGCGATCCCATAACCGCAGACTTCTTAAACCTTGACATAAGAGCCTTACCAACCGTCTCTCTCGGATCACTTCTCGCCCCGCCGTTAAGGTCCTTGAGGAGCTGATCAATGTAAGAGACCGCCGCATTTCCGTGAGCATTCTCAATGAAGGGTATAACACCTTCGGAGTCCATCGTCTCGGATGCAGGAGTCTTGTAATTAAATACTCTGTAGAAGTCCTCAAGCGCAAGAGTGAATGAGTGATACATACTCATCTCGTTGACGTGACCTGCCCATACGTCCATAAAGGAAGTAAGCACGATAGGATTCTTTGCCTTCGGTACGGTCTCCTTGGTGAAGCCTTTGTTCTTGATCTTGACATCGCCCTGAGCCTGCTCTCTTGCTCTCTCAAGATACTGAGGTGCAGACTTCAGAGGGAAGTAATTCTTCTCCTTGAAGAGCTTAACGCCGTAAAGCTCAAGAGATACCTCGTTGCCCTTCTCTCCCATTACGGTAGAGAGATATTCCTGCATCGCATCTGCGAAAGCCTTCTGCTCGGGAGTAAGCTTGGAGATTATATCCGCCAAGGTCTCATCAGAGAGATTATACGCCGTTGCATCCTTTAACTGATAGGTCTTGGTAATTCCAAGCTTGGTTTTCTCCTTGACCTCGGTGAGTCCGTCAAACACAAATCCGCCGTTCTTCAAGTGATCCTTCGCTTGGTCACCTCTCTTAGAGTAAGCATACAGAGACATTATCTGATCGAGAGATAACTCAAACTTCTTGCCGGTAGACGAGGTAAATTCATACCTCTTTTCGAAGTCCCAAGAATCGTACTTGTGCTTTTCATACTGCTCCTTACGGAATTCCTGAGCCTCGGACATATCGGTTGCCCAAGTATCCTCACCGGAACGTACATTATTAAACACCTCGGTAAAGGTCTCCGAGCCGATTCTCTCAAAGGCGTATACAGGCTTCTCGTTGTTCCAATCAAACTTAGACCAAGCTTCACCCGTCTTGCTATGAAGGACCTTCTTCTTGCCGAGTTTGTCAACCTCCTCCATAACTCTGTTAGCTATGACCGAGATCTCCTCGCTCTTCTTCGCCTTAAAAGCTTTGTTTGCCGTAGTGACGGAATGCAGCACCATACGGTACATATCGTACACAGCCTCAAGCTGATAGAGCGACATATCACGAAGAGGAGTCTCACCTACAACCTCCATTACCCTCTCGATGGTATTAGAGATAACCTCATCGTGAGAGTTAGCTACGAGAGGATCTTCGGAATTTATGATGCTATCGTAAGCGGTCTTGAGCCTAGAGATTTTAGCCTCCATATTACCGCCCATCTCCTGAATATGCTCGATCTCCTTGGCAAGTCTTTCAACCACCTCGGGAGTCTTTGCGCTCATCATCTCGGCTCTCTTCTTGGCGATTCTCTCCTCTGCTCCTACGGTATCCATATTCACGGCATCAAGTGCCTCTGCTACCGCCTTCTGAAGCTCAATAGGAACGTGCTTATCCTTCGTACCCTTAAGGAGATAATTGTTAAGGTCGTTTACCACGTCCTTGATCTTATGCCTCATAGCAGTCTTGTTTCTGCTCTCAACACCCCTCTTACGGGACTCCTGATAACGCTCCATAAGCTCTCTCTGAGTTTTACTAGCCTTCTCACGGTATCTTTCAAGAGATTCCTTATACTTCTGCGCATCTCTCTTACGAGCCAAAGCCTTCTCCCTCTCAAGTACACCCTTCAGAGCCTTGGTAGACTCAAGGTTAAGAAGCTGCTTATCGTAGGTATTGATACGGTTAGCCGCTTGATTCGCCTCAAACTGAAGGCTCTTTATAGCCTGAGTATCTCTCGGACCTTTCTTGAAGGAAAGCTCCTTTATCTGCTCACGGAGATCGTGAAGCTTCTGCTCCTCGGCATTGATGAGATCAATCTTCTGCTTGTACTGCCTCAGTTTTTCCCTCTCAATATCGTTCTGTGCAGCACTCTCAAGAGCATTCGCAAGAAGAGAACGGTTGGAGTAGGAGTCAGTATTACGGTCTTGGTATTTGATAGGCACGCCAACCCTCTCAAGTTCAGTACGAAGTGAAGGTGTTACAACGTTGTAAGGTATATCGATGTTTTCACCTTTAAGAGTCTTTGCAACTATTGAAGCTACCTCGGAGTCGGGAACGATTCTCACAGGCTTAAACCACCTTGAGAGAAATACCCTTCTCGCCTTATCTCCCTTAAGCTTGGATGCAACCGGACCGCTATGCCACTTCGTTTCGCCTACAGTATCCTTGGCAAATTCGGCACGATATCCGCTTGTCAACTCACTCTCCGGGATTTCTCCCTCAACTATTACAAGATTAGGTCTCTTGTATGCAGAGGAGAATTGATCGTTGAGAGGAGATGCGGATGTGTGGAAATACGGATTGTATGCCGCTTGGATGCTGCTTCCGTTTGCCTTGTCAAGTTCAAACTTGTTTCCGTTACGGATAAGGTCAGGTCTTTCAACCGCCTGCTCCCACGCACCGATTTTACTCGGAGTGACAAGACTCTTTTTACCGTCATCCGACTTAACTCTTGCCGCCATAGGAGGATAGAGTTCTCCATCGATCACCTGCATAGCACGATATACTGTGACGTGCTTCTGATCCTCAAGGAAATCGAGAGTCTTTTTGTCGGTAACACGGTCAGAGTAGAATACCTGTCCCTCATAGAGTACAGATTCCTTCATAGAGTCGGTGATGTCCATAGACCAAATCTCTGTACCGCCTACAGAAGATTTACCAACCGTAGCGCCCCACTTCTTACCGTATTTACGGAGGAACTTAGGCATTTCCTGATCGTACTCGATTTGGTAAGCCTTTTCGTAATCATAAGACCATCTCTTAGACTGAGTATCTGCGATTGTCCAACCTATAGAGTCATAGCCTTCCTCGACAGCCATACGGAGAAGTCTCTTGAGGACATATTCGTGATAGTTATTCTTGAAGGGAGCATCGGCAACGTCACCCATTCCCTTTGCCTTGAGAGCATCAATATCCCTCCCGGCAGACTGCATCCTCTTTTCCGCCTCTTCCATCTTCCTGCGAAGCCAATCGAATTTCTTCTTGCTGACCTCATCAGGATCGGAACGGAAGTCACTGCTACGAACATAATGATTGAATGCTTTTCTCTTATTGGCAAAATCTTCTGCCAATTTGTCGTATACCGCAACAACATCCTCGTACTCTTTAGTAGTATAGCCTTTCTCGTGTCCCTCGTTATGCCAATCTGATTGAAGCTCCTCAATGAAGAGCATCTTCTTTCCATCGACATTAAAGTCTTGGATACGAGCGTGAACAAGAATACCTTCAGCATCCTGCCCCCAATGCCCCCTCATAGCTCTATTGCTATAGGTAGAGTTAGGCATCTTGAAGACTAGTTCACGATAGTTTGTACCGCCATCAAGCTTGTACTGCTCCCACCTTGTAGGTTTGCCTATACTATCAGCAAGCTTTGCCATCCGTTCTTGAATCTCTTTGGAAGGCATATCGTATTCCATATCCTCAAGAACTGCAAGCTCAGCCTTGACTTTTAAGGAATCGAAATCTTCGGGATCAAACGTGTCTTCCAATTGGTTGTCGAAGTATTCACGCCACAAACTATCAAGTTCCGTGTAAGCCTCGTTGTTAATACCGCTAATGGTTTCCTCAATCTGAAGCTGACTTCCGGCAACAAACTCCTGAAGCTCTGCCTTGGTGACGGACTTCTTGCCCTCAAGGAATACCTCAATGCCACTCCACTTGATTTCCTCGTCCTTAACACCTCTGTTCTTAAGGTGGTTAAGAATACTAGAAGTACCCATCTTCTCAAGCTTGACATCATCAACAACCTTGCCCATATGGGAGTAGAAGGTAGGAGCATATGAAGGCTTTCCTCTGTCAGAGTAGCGAATATCATTCCCCTCGGTGGGATTCAGATTGTCGGTATACTTCACCTGATTGGGAGAAAATACAATTACATCCGTTCCCAATCTGTTGTTACCTTCGACAACGTCATTGATGATTACACCGTCATAGTCATTCTCAAGAGCAAAGGCATTGATTTCCTCGCCGCTTACAGGACCGCCATCCCCCATAACAGAAGGTCTAGGGATTTCCCAATATCTCTTGCCCTGAGCATCAACGATTAAAGGATTTTTGACATTTGCATACAGCTCGTAAACACCTTGTCTGCCTGTCCCCTCTGAGCTGTTTTCCTTGGTAAACAGTTTTGTATCATCACTCGGATCGTTTTCAACGTATTCCGTTGCTCTTGCGAAATGGACCGCAGTTGCGTGATCCGTAGACAGCCACAAGCCTGTTCTCCACGCCTCTGTTGTAAGGAATTGGGTAATCCTGTTTTCTGTACTCGTTCCGTGATACAGCACATAGAGGTTTCCATCCTCATCCCTTGCCTTACTATCCTTAAAGAACTCCTTCTGTTTTGCGGAGAGTTCATTGCCGAGGGAGTCACGATCAGAATAGCGGATATCAGAATTGCTTGTAGGATTTTTGTTAGTGGTATTCTTGATTTGCGACTTGTCCCAAGCTACCCAAATGTCACCATATTTATCGGTAAAGCGGACACCATCGTACCCAAGTTCCTCCTTCATTACAGATAGGATTTCCTCTCCATTGAACACTCTTACCATCTCGGCAAGTCTATCAGAATCCAACGTAGCAAACCTTAGTGTATTCTCAACGTCTGTATGAGACATTCCCCACTCGTAGTTTCCACGTGCCATAATTCTTCTAAAGGCTTCATCTGAGATTGCCCCTGTGGAATATTCCGTGATTTCAAGGGGATTGGTAATATTCAGGTACACCTCATAGAGTTTCTTTTTCGTTACGCTCTTTCCGTTGAGACCTCTCATATACTGACGTGCGTTTCTCTCATCGGTAAAGTAGTAGCCTGCTCCCTGTGCGCTTGTAAGACGGGAAAGGTAATGAGGAAGCTCGAACTCTGTAAAGCCGCCGTTTGGCGTTCCGTGATATACCGGGATCAACCTTCCTTCAGAGTCTCTAACCTTTGAGTCCTTAAAGAATTCCTGCTGCTCTTTGGTAAGGTCGTTACCAAGGGAATCTCTGTCCGAATATTTGACGTTGTCAGAAGACTTCACGATTTCCTTGGTGATCCTATCAAGCACCTTGGGCATTGACTTTGCGACCTCTGCATCCTTCACCTTCTGAGACTTCACATAATCCGTGAGAAGCTTTGTGATATATTCGTTGTCAAAGATCGGCTTTACAGGCATCTGAGGCAGATACTCGCCTGTATTTTGATCGAATGTCTTGAAGTCAACAAGGAATTTATGATAACCCTCGGTATAGATGTACTCTCCATTCTCGTTAACGTCAAGGAAGTCGGAGAATCTCGGAATAAGATTGTTCTCCTTGCATACCTCAAGGAACTTGTTGACAAACTCAACCTTGTTGGTTATAGGATGTCCCTCAGCCTCGGCAGCATTTATAACCTCGGTATAAATATTAATCTGATGAGCAGATTTTTTCTTCGTTTTTGCATCTCTTTCAGATTGGAAGTCCTTGTAGTTATCCCAAGTAGCTATGCCCTTTTCTCCCAAGACCTCGCCACTCTGCCCGGTGTGGAAAGGAATAATTTGGTCGATAAACTTACTCGTCATCGCAGCCTTGATCTGAGTCGCATTGATACCGATAACTATGTTACCTATGTTGGGATTATCGATATTGTCAAAGAAGTCGGGATGGTTAATGTCAATACCTTCAACAGTATCAAAGTCAAGAACTACTCTGCCATTCTCCATATGGTATCCAAGGTCACCCTTGGGAATAAGAGAACGGTTGAGCTTCTCGCCCGTATCCTTCACCGCCCTCGCATACTCATTTACCTTGGTGTATCCCTGAAGCGAGAGTCCTACCGTAGCACTATCGGTTATAACCTGAATGATGTCTATAAGGTGGAACATCTCCATATCCGAGAAGGAGTATATGCGGAGACCACCGAGATCGTTCTTTCTCTTGACAACGCTTGGCGAATATTTGAGTATCTGTCTCTTATACTCGGCATCGTTGAGAAGAAGTCTTACCGACTGCATACCTCTAGCATTATTGAACTTCACCCAAGCCTCTTCCATTTTGGGATTCTTGGCTTTAAGGCTATTCCTACCTTTAAGAGATATAAGCTCATATATCGAGGGAGTATAGGTGTCTCCTTCTATGAGCTTGAAAGCCTTGAGCTGATTTGCATTGAAAGGCTTTCCGTCAGGTCTGATCTTACCGCCTTCTCTATATATTGCAAGAGAATCAATAAAGTCCTGAGCAACGGGACCATCAAGCTGTCTTCTGTCCTCAACGTAGCAGATAGCACAAGCAACCTCCATACCCACCTCTTCCATAATTGTACGGATTTTTGCAAGGTCCGTTGCTGCAAAAACGTGGTTGGGGAAATTACGGAGGACTCTGTTCATAACCTCGGTGAAGTCTCTTCTCTTCTTACAGATGTTGGAGAAGTCTACCGTTCCCTGCGGATAGTCAGAGTTACTCTTAATTGCTTCCTCATTTGCATCAGCCGTATAGTCAAGGTACTGTGAATACTTCGGATTGAGTATAAGGCTTGCAAGAGATGTCTCTGCCTTGAGCCACTCATTAGCCTCAGCCTGTGTTACCCCAAATCTTTCCGCAAGAGCCTTGGATACCTTCTTACGGTCAGCATCGCTTAAAACATCTCTCACAGACATAAGAGATGCAGAATTGGTCTCGGAATTAACAATGATGCCACTCTCTCCCAAGGTTTGCTCGGTGGATACCTCACTCGCCTCAAGCAGCGCATCCACCCACAGCTTTTGAAGTCTCTCGGCTGAAGTCTGCATCTCACGGACGAGCTTACCTTCACGAGAATCGGGATCAACACCCTTATATGCCGCCCTGATTCTGTTAACGAGCTTTGCAATGAAGTCACGAATACGCTCCCAAAGTCCCTTGTCCTTTTCGTGGAGCTTCTTAGAAAGAGCCTCGATAGCGTTGGAGTCAACGAGCATCGACTCGCAGGCATCCGCTACTACCTCCTCGTAAGCAAGATCGTAAGCCTCAGCCTCCGTCTTACCCTTAAGTCTACCATTAGCCTCAAGGACCTCAAGCTTTTTCTGAACAAGCTCCTCTACGGACTGACCGTTCTTTACATACTCCTCAAGGAGAGCATCGGCAAAGACTTTAAATTTGCCCGGAGTTGCCTCTCTTATATGGTGAGTCAACTCGTGAGAAGCTGTGAAGAGCATAAGAGCATCGCCCTTGACACCTGCGTGAAGGTCGATGTGAATACTGTTATCGCTAGGATCATACCATCCGTTAGCACCCTGTCTCACACCGTCCACAAGCTCGGACTCAAAGATATGTATATCAAGTCCCATACCCTCGGCTACAACTCCAAGACCTTTAAGAGATGCCTTCTGCCTCTCGGTAAGGCTCTTGCCTGTAACTCTACCATCAAAGATAACTCTGCCTTTTCCCTTTTTGGTAGCCTTTTTGAAATCTTTGCCTGCATTTATTGTCTCTGTACTGACAATCTTTGCGCTATCTTTTGCAATTTCCTCGTTTCCAAAGGCACGTCCGAAGTTATATGCAGTATTCCTTACCTCCTCAGAGAGCTTGGATGTATGTACACCACTCGCAAGCTCTGAGACAGGAACACCCATCTTACCGAATCTGTAAGCATCGCTAAAGCCGTGAACGTACTCACCGGCAGTGAGTCCCGACTCGGCATTGTATCCTCTTACAAACACATTCGCCGTATCGACATTAAAGCCTCCTACCCTTGAGGACATATCCTGAGCAGCTTGATATACGAGACCTATGCCACCTTCACCGAAGTCCACCTCGGAAGCATTGACAACCTCTCCGTCCTCAAGCTCAAGGGACATCTCGCCATTCTCAAAGGAAGCTATCTTCTGAGGCTTTATCTCGACCACCTCACCATCCTTCTCAATGGTAATCTTGGCATCCTTTGAAGCCTCAAATTTCGCCTCTGTCGCATTTCCTTTTGCAGAGGTATTCACCGTCACGGAATCCATTTCCTTCAGCTCAGACGAAGCCTTGTCCACCTCTTCCATAGCTTCCGCTACATAGTCCGAGAGAGACTTGTTATATACGTCTGCATTCAGCCTTCTTGTGCCGATATCCTTCGCCCACTTGTTGGCAAGGTTACCACCCTCAATATTATCTCTGTCCATCTCGGTAGCAACAAGATATCCCTTGGAGCTTGCAGAAAGCACCCTTTTATCCGATGCCGAAAGTTCAATTCCGTTTGCCTGCTTAGTGAGTACGTCAGATATCTTACCGATATCACCCGTCTCTCCAAGCTCCGTAAGTCTAGACTCAATAGCAGACCTGACCTTTTGGTTGTCGGTGATCTCAAGAAGATTGTTAATATCCCGTCCTGAAAGCTCACCTTTTTTTCCGTACTTATTTATGTACTTGTCTACAGCCTTGCCCGTACCCTCGGTAGCGCCTGCCTCGACAAGAAGATCCTCGACCTGATCGCTATAATTCTTCTTGGCATTAGCATTTGTAAGAGCAGTCTTCACACCCGTATGTACACTGCCACTTACGCTACCCGAAACTGCACCGGCAATGGTATCAAAGGCAACGTCGCCCCAAGAATCCAACCAAGCCTTCTTCTTCGCCTCGTCCTCGCTCAGACCTTGAGTCATATATTGAGAAACAAGAGCATTGAAGTTACTCTTATCCTGCATAATAGCGTTATCCGCTATATTAGATGCAATAGATGTTATAAGTTCCTCTCCACCTTCAGCACCCGCCTGCTTGAGAATATTCTTAATGAGTCCCTTAACTGTAGAAGAAGAGCCGAGCTTAAACAAATTGTCTACTCCAACCTTTTCGGCAAGACCTTCCGCTACACCGAGAGCCGTACCGTAAAGAAGTGCCTGCTCATCGGTTGCTCCACGAGACAAAGCATCGTCAACACCCGCCGCAGCTCCCTGACCGAAGTAGGATACAAGAGTACCGGCACCGCCGAGAGTATAAGCAGAAGCCATACTCTGCGCAATACTTGTACCGAGACCGTAAACGTCTCCCCAACCTTTACCACCGATAATTGCCCAATCATCAGGAAGAGTACCACCCTTCTCGTTAAGATGTTCGGAAATACCACCGGTCACAGCCTGAGAGTATTCAAAGGGAGATACATTACCATCGGGAGCGATATCTCTTCCGGCACTAGCATAAGCAAGGTCTTGCAAATAATCTGCCAATCCAAGAGGAGCCGTAGCTATAGCACCAACGGTATTAGCAACGCCTGAGCCGAAGCTTTCGGTTGCATTACGTTGGGTTTCATCTACCTGCTTTTCTTCCTCTCGCTTGTTGATAGCTGCATTTATTCTCTCCGCATAAGAGAATGCCGAATTTGGATTGTCAAGATAAAGCTTACCAAACTCCGACCTCTCCTTGACAGACCATTTATCATTAGGTCTCTTGTAGCTTTCGTCAGCTCTGAGGTCGTTAACGGTCTGTGTTACTCCTGCCGTAGGAAGCGTGGTATCTACAACACCTCCACCACCGCCAAGATAACCAAGAGCCTTTTCCCACCAAGAGTCCGTTCCGTCTTTATTGAGGTCATACTTCGGTGCGTTTTTCTTCGCCTCCTCGTCCTCAAGGTATTTCTTATACCCATCGATACCTTCGGACGTACCCATCCTATCAAAATTCGATGATATCACCTGTCCTACCTTGCTCGTAGGTTTGGTAGGATCGTAGCTACCGAGTACATCTGCCTCGTCCACAATGGTCATATTGTATTTCTTTTTGAATTCCTCTATAGGTGAGGAAGAAGTCTTTTCCTCTTCTTCCTCTTTCTTAGAAGACATATACTTTTTCTTGAATTCATCTATTTTGCTCACGAGCTTTACCTCCTACATCAAAGCTTGTAATATTCTATCAAGTATGCCCTTTCGGAATCACTGAGTTGGTCCCATACCTTCTCAAGTTCGCCCTTTATGTATGTCTTATATTCAGCATAAGACCTACCACCGCCTCCTCGAAGGCTAGGAGTTTTGGAAGTACCGCCCCTCTGCATAAACTCAGAAGAGTTCATATGAGAGTTAATGAATCCGGTAGTATTCTCACTCTCGGTAGGCGTAACAACTTCAGGCTCTTTTTCCGGTTGCTTTTCCGGTTGCTTATTGTTATTATTGTTGTTATTGCCAGTTCCCGATCCACTTCCATACTGTGCATTAAGCTGCTTGTTTCTGAAAGCATCATCAATGGCATACTGTCTTGCAGCCTCGTCCCATTTAGCCTTCTCCCAAGCCTGAGATGTTTCGGCATTCCATATAGACATAGCATCGGTAAACTGCTGACCTGCAACGTTATTCTTATTGCTCTGCTCGGTGTAGAACATATCAGCACCGCTATAATAATCGTCCTTGGCAATGCCGAGGGCATCCATAAGCTTTGCATACTCGTCCTGCTTCATAGCATAGTCGAGGTTTCTATCGTCTACGTACTTACCATAATCAAAGCCACGCTCGGTATCGTATCTGCCTTGGAGATAATCTCTCTCAGTAAGGAAGTCGGATACGGTGTCTCTGTACCTTCCATAGTCCTGACTCTCTCTGTCGGAGAGCATACCATACTGATTATAAAGCTCCTGCCCCTCTCTGTTATACTGATCGAGAGCCATAGCATAAAGCTCGGGAACAATATCGTTGAGGTTATCGAGCTGTGCCTGATATGCCTGCTGTCCTACACTTTGAGCATAGGAGTTTCCATATCCTCCCGTCATAGCTGAAGCCTGACCGATAGCATCTCCCATAGCAAGCTTGCCCTGCTGTATGTACTTATCTTTATACTGCTGATAGAGAGCATCTTCATTCACATCGTAGGAAAACTTCTCTCTATTCATTATGGAATTCATAAGAGTATCAAGCTGACTCTGCCATTTAGACTGATATTCTCCCGGCTTAGTAGCAAGATGAGAATTAAGAGCATCACTCGCTCCCTTAACTGCATCGCTTTCGGTGTAATCCTCGTAGGTAAAGTCCTCGTATTTATTCACATTTTCCTTTGCAGTATTATAAGCAGTGTTAGCAGCCTGTCCCTTTGTAGACTCACCCCAAGTAGAGCTATCGTATGTAGGCTTTGTGGGGAGAGGATTTGTAGTAGGTGCCGCCGCAGGAGTACCATTGAGATAGGTATACCCAGCTTTGCCCCAAGTATTTTTACCTACGATACCGTCAGCACCCAAGCCTTGTTTCGTTTGCCAATCGGTTGTAGCGGCAAGAGTATTGTCTCCGAAGTCACCGTCAACTCCAAGACTATAGCCTTGAGAATTAAGGAATTTCTGCCATTCCTTTACCTCATCACCCTTTGAGCCTTTCTGAAGAGTAGTGCTATAATATTTAGCCATTTTTCTTTATTTCCTCCTGTTTTATAACCAATAATCAAGATATCCGTCTATCCAATTAACCGTCTCACCCGTTGATAAAGTAGCGCCCGGCAACTTATGTACCGCATAGATATTCACTCTTCCCCTCGGGGAAACACTCACCGTTGCAATGCCTCTGCTACCGTCTGCAAATCCCACAGGGCATAGAGCATACACGTCATAGGAAGGTGGATAGGGTATTGTATAAGATTCAGCACGAACGGTACCGCTGCTTGTAGTAAAGCTAACATTAAATGCAACGTAAATGTGCTTTCCACCTGCACATACTCTGTAGAATACTCCGCTACCACCCCATCGTCCCGAGTTTACACTTGATGCAGCTACGTTTGTTCCGAGAGGAAGTGATACCCACGCTTCACCGGCAAACCTTACGTTGCCTCTGAATATTGCAGTCCAATCTTCGGCAACTTCAAAGCTATTCTCCTCCTCGGCATACTTCCCTAAAGCGTAGGCGTTTATACTTCCGGCTTTGTGTCTATATACCTTTTCGGTAGATATAGTTGTAGCTGACAGAGCAGACTCTCCGATATCATCGATCGCCCTTATCTGCACGGAATAGGACTTTGTGATATCTATCGTTCCTATCAATGCCCCCGTCACAATTTCATCGTTTGTCACAGTCGTAGCTAGTATGGTAGTCCACGATGAGTACGAACCACCGTTTTCCTTGTACCTGTATTGAATAGAACAGAAGTTTTTCTGTACGCCCCCTGAGCTTACCTTGCTATAGTATCTCTTTGCCTTGATTTTAAGGTATGTCCCGTTGTCGCTTATGTTACCCGATGAATCACACCTTGCTGCTATAACCTCGCTCTCCCCACTCGCAGGCAGTACCTGAGGAGGACTATAATCTATTATCGTAATTGTCTTTGTATAAGTCCTTGAATATCCTCTTGAGTCGGTAACAGTTCCTTTAATGACTATACTTCCCGGATTAACTAGGTACTCCGATGTATAAGGCGGTGTTCCACCAACTCCGTCAACACTTACACTATATGAGGCTATAGCTGCGCCGTACTTTCCCACTCCACCCGTGAGAGCTACCTGTACCTTGGATTTTCCCTTAATATATAAAGTATTAAAGGGAGATGCCAAAGAGGATACGGGAGTTAGAGTCATAGTAGCCGTAGGCTGTGTTGCATCTATATTGGGAATAGTAAGAGTTATCTCTTTATTTACCGCATCACCTATCTGCGTACTATATCCTGAGTTGGAATAGGTAGAGAATATAAACCTTAGTGTACCTTTTTTTGTACTTGGGAGCTTATTATATATAGTTGAAAGCTCACTCTCGGAAAGGGTAACCGTAGCACTCTGCTGAGAAGCCGCCTTCTGCCCGAGACTTATGGTCTTAACCGTTGTAAATGCTCCGTTAAGGTTAAGAGCTATAACACATCTGTTATAGAAGCTTGAGCTTTTGGGAGAGTATTTATATGTAAGAGTACCGTTAAAATATGCCGTACTACAGGAGAGAGCATCCAAAGAAGAAGCTCTTGGAATGGTAGTAAGGTTAAGGCTCTTGGACTGTGTTAACACTCCTGCGCTTATTCTCGTATCCATCCAAGTACGGACTGCTACAGTTCCCGATCCGTCTGACTTGTGTTTAACCGTAATGGTAGTATCAACAATGGTAGCCGTAGCATTTTGAGGTAAAGTATAGTTTACTAAATACTCTGTCTCAGCTCCCCCATTTATTGATACATAGTATTTTGCTGTCCTCGTGTACCCGTTCCAAGAATCTCCTGACTGAGTAGATTCCCATAGGATACGTACCTTAGAGGTATTGGAAGAGTTGACTACGTTAGACTCTGTTAGAGTTAAAGTTTGTGATACCGACATATATTAACCTCCTACCCATTTCTCGACAACGTCTCCGTTAGCCATTACAAGGTCAATAAGACCTCCGATCTGAAAGGCTACGGTAATCTGTGCAATTCTGATATAAAGCTTCTTATCACTGATATAGGCTACCTCGGTGCCGTTGTTATCGTAAAACGAAAGCTTTTCAGAGGTAAATCTTGCATATTTATTGAATATCTCCTCGCCCGAAATCTCATCCGTAACAGACTGCCCTATCTCAAGACCATATACGGGAATACCTGCATCGGTATAATATAAGAGTCCCGACTTAAGATAAGCCTTAACGCCTATAATTACCTGCTCAAGTCCGGTAACAAGAATCGCAAGATCATCAAGGCTACCTTTAAGCTGCGCCTTTGCATCCTCAAGGAGTGCATTAACACCGGTTACTCTGTCCTGAACGCCTTGAATACTGTTGTTTATAACCTCCTTGGCATCCTGAAGATCCTCGTCCACCTCTGCAATTCTGCCATTAGCATCATTAAGGCTTTCACCGAGTCCTGCAACGTTTCCGTTGGTATCGTCAATCCGTCCGTTTACCTCGGTCTTAGTCCCCTGAAGATCCTCGTCTACCGCATCCACCTTGCCCGTAAGCTCCGACTTAGCACTATCAATACTGCCTTCAAGCTCCGTTTTAGCATTGTCTATACTGCCTGACAGCTCTTCCTTGGCACTATTAAGATCGCTTACAAGTTGGCTCTTGGCTGAATTTATATCCCCCTCAAGCTTGGTTTTAGTATTTACTATACTTCCGGAAAGCTCCGTCTTCGCATTATCAAGGCTTCCCTCAAGGTCACTTTTTACAGTATTGATATTGCCGGAAAGCTCCTCTTTAGTGCTGCTTATAGTGCTTGAAAGCTCTGTTTTGGTGTTCTCAACCTTGCTTTGCAGCTCTACTTTTGTGGTTTGTAAGGTTGTATCAAGAGAGGCAACCTCCCCCTCCACAGAAGCAATGCTACCGTCAAGAGCCTCTATCTCACTACTTATTGTAAGAATATTCTTCTCTGCATAGCTGATGTCTGCGCCTATGGTCTGAAGGTCTCCCTTGACAGTTTCCAATTCACTACCTTGGTTAGTAATAAGAACTTGGATATTCTCAAACCTCTGTATAGTGCTTGTAGAAGTCTCCTCTATCTCCTGAGAGGTCTTCTGTGCAAAGTCTCCGAAGTCAGATTGAGCAACGTACACACCCTCAAGCCTTCTATTTATTTCATCATAATAGGCATCTACTATTTCGGCAGACTTTATTATGAGAGATTTAATAGAATTGAAGGTTGCCTGTGTACTTGCTCCTGTACTCGCAAGACTTGCGGAGGAGGCTACTCTTGGTATGTTTGTCACTACCTGAGGAGAAGATGTACCAATGCTATTAAGTGCAAATTGAAGCTGCTCTGTTAGCTGAAACAAATAGCCTCTTATCTCAGCTAACTGCTCTCGCTCTGTAGCACCTTTGATATTAGGTAGTCTTAACTCAACCATTACTTATCACTCCCCCATTCAACAGTCTTGCAGATGGAGTATATCTTAGCATCGCCCTCACCGATTATATGCAATCTTAGGTGATCGCATCTTCTCGGTCTTATCGGTGCAGAGAAGCTTTGAAGATTCTTTCCCGTCATAGAATAAAGATATTCCATAGCTCCCGAAGAGTCATACTCGACATAGAAGCTCACCCTCGCTGAAGGCTCAAGCATCATTCTTACGTCAAGCCTTGAGATATACTTTTTATCGGGAGAGTCCGTACCCATAATGCCGGTAACAGCAGTCCACTTTATCTTCTTATCTTCGGGAACTCCCACAGTACCACGAACAGTCTTTATCTGATTTACAAAATGATCTATGTAGTAAAGGTCTCCCCGACAATAGCAGAAGTCCCTAGCCTCGGTAGCATCCTCTCTGTGCCACATTCCCTTTTGAGTATCATAGACAAACAAGTGAAAAGCATTGTTTTCGTCCATCATAGAGACGTAGTATTTGTTTCCGAGAGCGCCTGCCGCAGCTTTACTGTAAGAAACGTCACCGAGAGCAGAGGATATTTCCATAGGCAGAGAGCCGTCATAAGCACAAATCCCCGACCTCGACTTGTAATATAAAGTCTCGTTTACAATAGCAAGGCTTCTCTCGCATCCCTTCTGCACTCCACGGCAAGTAGTTGCCTGTATCTGATAATTAGCAGGATAATTACCATAGACTTTGTGCATACAGTTTTCCTTGAAGAATAAAGGATAACCAAGGTGGGAAATAGCTCCCGTAAACTGTCCGTCAGTACCTACAGAGGCAACGTAAGAGTCCGTGGAAATACCCATAAAGCAATTCCAATTCTTGAAGTCTCCAAGCTTTGAAGCATAAATCTCATTAACTATCTTGTCACCCTGAATACCGTATCTGCATCCCCAAAGGCGGTTACCCGACTCTATGACAAAGTCCATAACGGGCATTGTTCTTTCTATCCTTATAGATTTTGTCTGTGTCTTTACCTCAGGAAGAATACCCTTGACAACGATCCAATCGCTTTCCCTTTCGCCATCGTCATTCACTCTCTCATCCATCGCCCATATAACAGCAGAGGTAGGAGAGGCAAGGTCAGGAATACCCTCAACGCCTGTAATGGTTATACCGTCATTAAGCGAAAATGGTTTTCCAATGCCCGTATAGGATATTCTGATATAGGTTGTTGGTATGGTAGACCAAGCTGAGTTTGTTTTGGAATACTGCTTAAGTGCATTTGGAGTAGAGGAGGTATCAATCCACAATGGAATATCTACCTTGCCTTCAAGCATATCCTCGGTGATATCCGGTGCATTAGGCTGCGCCTTGGTATTCTCATACTTAGCACCATCTGCGGTACAAAGCTCAAATGTGACACTCGACTCGGTATCAATCCACTTGTCTATATCACCGTAGTCATTTATATTTTCCGTATTTATATATTTTCTATCGGGCAGTATGATTACATATGCCCCCATTGATATCAAATTCTTGGGGATGATCTTATTTTCTTCATCCCTTTCCACCGCAAGTCCCATAGGTATACGGTGTTCATTCATTATAAAGTCTCCTCCCTCTACGTAGCAGAGAGAATCCTTTGCCACCATTCCCTGCGGCATACCCGGTGTTCCGTATGTATCATTTACATAAACGCTTCTTTTAGGTCGAGGAGAGAGAATTGGATAGTTATCCGATGATAGGTTAGTCATCTCATAGAACTCACCCTCACCTATCCTGAGATTATGGTTATATCCCCTGAAGGTATCAAGCCATTCACGGGATGTATTCATCTCATTTAACGTTGGATACTTCATCCTTCCCCCTCCTTAAAAGTGTGTAAAATTCTTGGAAATAGGCTTGTGAGTCCTGTTGTAATACTTCTCATAAGCCGAAAGTGCAGTATTATACATAGTAATACTGTTATTGTACTTGCCATACTCACCGTTGGCATAGTCTATCTGAGCCTCAAGCCACCTGATATATACCTCGTCATAAGGATGAGGCACAAGAAGCTCTTCTGTAAGAGGAGTCAGCTCGTCATAACCCTTAAAGGTTATCTTCTCCCCTCCCTCGTGGGTATCAATAATCTCTGTCTTGACCACTCCGTCAAGCTGAGAGAGCCACCTTATCTTTTCCACCTGACTGTAACCGTTAGGCTTCACCGCATCAAGATGGTTTATCGCTCCCATTATCGTCATAAGATTACCTCCTATTTTAAGAATGGGGAGACACTATCTTTATATCTCCCCATTGTTACTATTACTGATTTGTCGGATGCAACGTCTTTTCTATAAGAGCATTGCTTCTCTTCTCCTGAAAAGCCTGTGCGCCGTAAGATCGCTCTATTGCCGCTTTAATATAAGGCGGTACAAGAGATACCTGACCTTTAGGGAGAAGGAAATTCTCTCCGTTTACGCTAACGTAGAGGTTAGGATCATCGTTAACAGCACCCTTCGGAACGAACACCTCAACACGCTCTTCCTTGGGTACTTTTGTAGTTGCTTTTACATTTTCTTTTACGTCTGCCATAATAGCCTCCTTAGTTTTACGAGGGCAGGATAGGTCTCCTACCCTCGCATTGTTAATTTACGCCTTAGCGTAGGGATTTACGGTGCTGAAGAAGGTCTCATCGTAGTTAGCCTCGTCAATACCGCTATAAGAGGAGCAGGACCATACGCAGAGCATTCTCTCAGGATAGAGAATAGTTGCGCCGTTGGTCTCAAACTTATAGCCGATGGTAGAGAACTGATTAAGAGGACCGCCGACCTGAGACTTATCCTTAACGATCATCTCAAGTGCGCCACCCTCGGGATCGATGATACCGAATGCATCCTTACCGAAGAAGTGAGTCGCATAGGTCTTAGAGCCTGCCTTATTGACGTACTTGCCGCCGCATACGGGAGCGAAGGGATTCTCGATAAAGCGGCAGCCGTGAAGCTCACCGATCTCACCGTTGAAGATCTCGCCGGTAGCGGAATACTTATGTACCTCAATCCACTCCTCGCTCTGACGAAGATCGTGAGCAACGGAAGGATGGATAACCGCATAATACTTACCGTTAATGGTAGGTACTCTGTCCTTCTTAAGCTTGGTAACAGCCTTTGCTACCATCTTGGGAGTAAGAAGGGAGAGAACGGTAGCGGATGCCTCCATAAGATTATGTGCGGTAGGAGTGCCTGCAACAGAGCCATCAGCGAGAGTGATGTTATCGCAGAAATACTCGTTGGTATTGGTGAGAAGAGCATCACGGATAAGAGTCTCCTGAGTCTCGGATGCAGATGCGCCCATCTCCTCGGTATAGCCGAGAATAATGTCATCGTAAGCTCTCATCTCAAGGATATCGGTCACAGCAACGAAAGTACCGTACTGTGCAATGAAGCCGGTCTTAGTGCTAGTACCGCCCTTCTGACCTTCGGGAATAACACCCTCGATAAGACGGTCAGCCTTCTTAAAGGTATTGAACTTTCTCCATTCAATAGTACCGCCGTGTCTCTTGGGAAGAGTCTGCTTCTTAGCAAACTGTGCGTAGTACATCTCGATACGAGCATTCTCAAGAAGCTCGGTATCATAGAAGGTCTTGATCTCAGGATCGAGTGCGGTGGTCGCTTCGGATGCGCCGGTATGAGCGTTTACGTAGCCGTTGGTAAGAGAGTTAACAACGGTGCCTGCCTCAGCAAAAAGCTGAAGATTGATTTTTCTTTCAAAGATTTCTTTCATTTTTAATTTCTCCTTCATAAAATTTGTGTGGTTTTTGATGAGGAGAAATATGTAGTCGGTTTACTGTCCGGGATACAATTTCTCCCCTCGTGCAGCAGCCTCACGGATTCGCTTCTTTAAAGCTTCTCTCTGATCTCTGCTTGCATTACGGTAATCAAATGTACTCACGGAAGGAGCTTGGCTTGATGCACCCGACTCGTCAGGTCTGCGACTTCCCGACACAATAGCATTGGATATCTTCTCTGCCGTTTTCTGTGCAGTTACCTGCATAGCGGCGGTCTGTATCTCATTACGATGTATGGCATAGTAAGCATCTTCTACGCTTATGCCTACGCCCGGTGCAGTCATCCTTGCGAATGCGGGATTCTGAAGCTCTGTTCTGAGGTCGAAGTTAGGGAATACCTTCTTCATAGCCTCGCCCTGCTGTTCAAGCTTTACAAAGTGCTGCTGTATCATCTGCTCCTGAAGCGTTCTCTCGTTCTGAACCTTCTGCCTCTCGGTGTCTCTTTCCATCTGATCCACCCTCTTGGCAGTCTCAACCGATACGCCCATCTCAAGAGCCTTGTCCTCATAATAGGCATCGTCATCGTTTATAGCCTTAGCAAGAGCCTCGTAGTCCATATTAGCGGCATCGAGACCGTACTTACGAGCCATAACCTCTATAGCCGGTGCCATCTTACCGAGAGCTTCCTCGGCAGACTTCTCTGACTTGAGCCTTGACCTTACAACAGCCTGCATCTCCTTGTTATACTCAGGATCTTTCATAATTTCATCCCAACTCATACGTTTGGGAGTCTCCTGAGCTTCCGTGGTGGGTTTATCCTCGGTAGTAGCGGATTCTACCTTGGTCTCCTCTTTAGGTGCTTCCTCTGTAGTCTGTGCCACAGGAGCAGGCATCTTAGAGGCTACCTTACTCGCTCTCTTGCGAATACGATCTTCGGGAACGCCCAATTCCCTAAGTCTCTGCTCGGCGGCAGCAGTCGCATTATCGCCCGTTGTGCCTTCTCCTCCGCCTTCGCCCTCTGCGAATAGCTGAAGATTAAGCTTTAATAGATTTGTCATACTGACATCCTTTCGGTATATATCTGCCAATTAGGTTGGCGAGTCCTATATATTGCCCGTAGGCTTATATACTTACTGTTTTCCTCTTATTTCATAAGAGATATTATCGGGATAGTCCCTAGATAGAAGCTCAAAGCCTCCGCATATAGAGTCAAATACAAGGGTAATAGAGCCTTTGTATTTGCTAGGAGCATCGCAGGAGATAAGGGCATCCCCTTCTTTCAGCTCCACCGTGGGATTATATACCTGCTTTGCTCTCTTCATATTCTCTACGAATGAAGCAAGAGTATATACGAGGATAGAAGCAGAAGCACAAACGAGATCGTGACCAACCTCGCCACTCTTAGCGTGTCCTACAACCTCTACCCTGTTAAGGTCTCTGTGATAGGTTACCTTTATCATTTCTTCTTCTCCTTTACCGCTCCACTACTCTCAGGCTGTGATGCATTCTGCGACTTCTCACGGGCATTAGCCACTATGGTGTGTTCCTTCTTCGGGATACCGGCTATAGCATCACTCTGCATCATCTGAGGAGCTGCACCGCCTGCCATAGTCTGCATATCCATAGCTATCTGCTCTACGTACTGAGGAGCTGCAGCCTGAGCAAGCATCATAGAGAGCTGCATATACTGCATAAGCTTATCGAACATTGTGCCATTCTGAGCGACCTTCTGCATTACTCCGTCTCTTCCGTCAAACTCCATAAGGTCAAGGCACATAAGAGCCTGATCTGTCATTTGAGGATTGAAGAATCCCATTTGGAAGAACTGTAAGGCAAGCTCATTCTGTGTTACCTTTGTATACACATTCTTCTTCTGAGCAGATATCTTGATATCGAACATAGGGAGTCGCATTCCCATATCCTGCCCGAAGTCCACACCCTGATCCTGAGGCTGTATACCCTGATTGGTATAGCTTACGTACTGCTCTGCACCATACTGACCGAGTATTCTGAACTTTCTCGGAAGGTTGTAGAACTGTCTTATAAGCTCTATGCATATCTCAACGATCTCGGAGTAAGCTCTATAGGCAGAGAGCGTACTGTCTCTACTACCCTTGCCTGATGCCTCCTGAAGAGCAGCTATGGCAGAAGCAGCAGTAACACCGCTTGATACGTTACCCGTAGATGTCTCGGTGTTACCCGATGTCTCACGAAGCTCGTTTACGTCCCATTGGAGGAGATTGAGATAGCTTCCGTCTATAGGCTTATGGTCTACAGGACGGAGAGCATTCTCGCTCATATCTCCCGTGACGTGAATGAGAGGATTCTCAAGATTAAGGAACTCATCTTCATTGATAGTACCGTCACCTCTTGTGAAGTGCCTTGGTATTGCTCCCACTCTCGCATTTTTTACGAAAGCAGTCTTGAGTAGGTCTATCTCGGTCTGCGGATTCTGACATATATCAACGTAGCCATAGCCACAGGGAGAACCTTCTATGGGATAAAGGGCATCAAATACATAAGGATACTTGCCGTGGTCATAGAGTCCTACAAGAGCCATAGGAGGCTTCATCTGTCCAAACTCGTCCACCTGCGGCTGCATATCGTTCTCGGTAGCATAAAGCACCGTGTCCCCCACATACTTAACGTATTGAAGGGTATTCTTGCCCTGAATGAACTTGTGGTAATAGCACTCTATAACCGTTACCTTGTTCTCTGTATCAACGTGATCGTCGTAGAGGAACTTGGAGGTAATGAAGGTCTCGCCCTTAAGCTTACCGTCAAGCTCAGGGTATCTCTCTTCAAGAAGGTCTTTGTCGCAAAGCTCGGTGTGGAAGAAGTATCTCGATCTCTGTATATCGGTAACACCCGGCTCCCAAAAGAGATTGAGTATATTAGCGCACTCAACTCCGATATCACCGAGTCCGTTGAGCTTGTTCTTATCCCAAACTACCTTATACACGGCAGTACCACTCTTCATCTTAGACCACATAGCATTGTCATAGGTCTCTTCGAAGTTATTCTGCTCAAGAACGCAAGGAATGATAGCCGAGAGCATTCTTGCCTCTCCTCTATCCCCTTCTTCTCTAGGCAATATATTAGGCTCAGGGAATGCCTCCATAGCATCAGCGTGTTTTGATACTATAACGTTATGAAGCCAACCGGATTTGCTCACGAATCCCTTCTTGAATATCTCCGAGGCATTCTGTTCTTCTGATGCATTACGCAGCTTCCACCAATTCTCCGAGGCTATGATCCTCTGCTCGGTGATATTCTTACCTGCCTTATACTTCTGAAGTATCTCCGTCAGCTTCTTCAGTTGCTCAGAGCCTATGGGCATTACCATAGGTGCTGTCTGCATCGCCTCCGGAGCTTTAATCTGCTCCTTCTTCTCGGCAATATATTTCTCCATATATCCTCCTAAAACGCTTTATTCTTAAATTGGTCGAGAGGATCTGATAGAATTATCTTCCTCTCTGTAGGTACGATAGGCTTGATAGGTCTTGACATACACATATACCGTATCTCATCAGGGCAATGATCCTCTAGCTTTGTATCAAGGTCTTCAGGATGTGTCTCCGAGTACATCATAAGAGGCAATGTCCTCCTTGCCGCCTTGCAATTACTGAAGAAATACATTCTAGGATAGCCGTTATCATCGAATTGCATCCTATAGTGTACCTGCATCCAACCGGCTATTCTCTCATTATCTCCCGGTGAGAAGTATATTCCGTATCTGTAAGCAGTCTCGGCTATACTCTCGCCCCTTGAAGAGTCCCATATAGCAGGATCGGCAATGCTATCTACTATCTTTCTGCCTTGAAGCCAAGGATGAGTCCTCTCAAGGTCAGCCATATGCTTGAATTGCTCATCGGGAGTCCACTTAACACCCTCGTCAGGAGTCTGAGTACACCCGTACATCTCCATAATGCGGTATAATACTCCGTCATAGTCTACCGCCCAATATCCAAGGGAAAAAGGCTTGTTATAACCGAAGTCATAAGAGCGCATTATATTCCACCCTCTCGGTATCTCAAACGGCTCTATAACGTGTGTAAATCGCCTCTGCTGTAATGCCTCTTCGGGAGTGATCCCTGCCTTGTGGCACAGGTCAATATCAGGTGTGTCTCTAAAGTCCTCAAAGAACTGTCCCTCAAATATATCCCACCTACCATATAGCCAAGCCTCTCTTATCTTGGGAGGCAGACTTTCAAGCTGTTTAATATAGTCAGGCTGTGCAGCCATAAGAGCTTTATTATCTGTAACAAGAGACTGAATGAAGGTATAATCCGCAGGATCTTCCCCTTCTTCATACTTCTTATCAATGAAAAGCCTCTTGAAGTATCCGTGTGAAGCTCCACCGGGGTTACAGGTGTAATATATCCTCTTGGGGAAGTTATTAGCTCCACGAAGACAAGCTATGATCTTCTTTATCCACATCTCCTGAAGCTGTGTAGCCTCATCAAGAAAGATAATGTCATACTCTGCACCTTGGTATTGGTCAAGGTCTTTATCGTTGTTACAATAGCCAAATTTAATGGTAGAGCCATTACAGAACTTGAATAGCTTCTCTGTCTTGTTATACCTCGCTATCATACGAGGCAGAGCATCCTGTAAGGGCATAATGTGGTTATTCATAAGCTCAGGGTATGTCCTTCTTACTATAAGGCATTTAATACCGCTATAGCGCAAGCAAAGCCTCTTAGCCTTGTCTTGTACCGCCCACGACTTACCGCCGCCTCTCGCACCTCCAAAGCCTATATGCTTGGTCTTAGCTGCAAGGAATAACTGTTGTTTATCTGATGGAGTACCTAACACAAGCTGAAGCCTACTCATTCCAAGCCTCCTCGCCTGCATTGAAGATGATCTCTATCTCGCTTGTAGTATCATCTTCCCTTTCAGCTTCCTTCCTAAGCTTATTGATCCTAGCCTCCTGCTCTCTCATATCAGCTTCGCTCTTATATCCCTTAATCTCCTTAAGGTCTTTAAGAGCTGATGTAAGCTGCTTAAATGACTGTGTATCAACCACCATTGTATCCATAAGCTCTGATATCTTACCGAGGAGCTTATCGGCAACATCAATAATATTGACAGCCTTCTCTGCTGCATCATCGCTTATGCTCTCAATCATTTTTGTGTCCGTTTTTTGTGCAACTTGTGTTCGCTTTTGTGTCCACCCTTCACGCTCTGCTACTCGCCTCAGAGTACCAAAGGGAACGTTATATTTTTCGGCAAGCTTCCTGTATGATGTGCCGCCTGCAATATACTCTGCTTTTATCTTTTTCCAATCCACAGAAAGCCTCCTCTCTTTGATGCCTATATTCTATTACAAAATATTCTTAAAACTAAATCCCCCCTCTTTACACATTTTTTAATGCCTTGTGTCTAATTGTGTCGAACGATTCTTATTGACGTATGCACCCAATGGGTGTATAATATAAATATAGAGAGCAAGAGAAAGGGGAAATAACAATGGCAATAAAAAAGTGTTACAGACTATTAGCAGACAAAAGCGTAATTGATAATCTACCACGCAGGTTATCTAATTTCCTGTGGGAGTTAGATGAAGACTTTTTCACAAAAGCACAATGGTTAAAGAGAGCAAAGGAAATCGTAAGCAGAGTTAATCAGGAAGCGGATCGAGAGTATACTGTTGAGCAGCTATTCGGTGAATGCAATTTTGAAGGTTGGTGTTATTGCACCAAATGCGATGAATATTTTTGGACAGACGATGGCCACGAATGTTAAAAGGAGATAAGCATATGACATATAATGAACTACGCAAGGAGTCAGGAATGAATCAGACAGAATTTGCGAGGTACTTCAATATCCCTCGCAGAACTGTCCAAAATTGGGATTTGGGTGTCCGTGAATGCCCTTCATACTTACTTGATCTAATGGAGTATAAACTAAAGCGTGAAGAAATAATAAAAAGCCGAGAGTAAAATCTCGGCCTTTATTATCTCACCACTCCCGTACCTTAATACCGTGGATAAATAACATAAGCTTACGCTTTATGATATAATCCTTTGTCCTCATACCTTTCGCATCCTCAACTACCTCCTTCCCTGTAGCATTATCTGTGTAGACAAAGTCAGCTATGTAAGTGACTGCCTTCTCAATAATCTTTCCCTCAATAGGCTGTCCCTTCTTCCTGCCCTTCTTATAGACTCTTGTGCTTTTCTCCCTCTGCGCCGGGATCAGCTCATATACTACCTGCCTCCTGAGATTGCTTATAGCACCGCAGCTCTCACGAAACTCTAAGTCTATGTATCGGAAACACTCACGCTTAGAGTCAAATACCTTACCGTGGTATTCAATCTTCTTATTACCGTATTTATTCATATATCCTCCCCGTATTGACCGTATATTGCAGGATACAGAGGACACTCTGTATAACCTTCCATCGAATTGCAATACCTTTTCTTATGCCCTACCAGCTTCTCTCGGCAAGAAAAGGAAGTCTGAAGGCTACAGGACCTACTGAATCCCTCGCACCTTATCTTGGTAGCTTCCTCCTGCTTATAAAAAGGACATACTACCTCTTTAGCTACGTACCCTTGCATTTCTCCTTCCTCCTATTAACTATCAATGCAAGCCTTGAGGCTTCAGCGTGATATAGTTTAGCGATCCCCTCAAGGTCTCTCAGCCTCTCGGCAGCCTCTTTAAGTACCTGCTGACGGTAATCCCCTACAATGGTCTCGGAGATCACCTCAAGCTCCACCGCAAGTAAATCAGTCTTCTTTATCGTCTGCATTGATCGCTCTCCCTAGCCTCTTGGAATAGTATTTGTCGTATATGTAAGCCTGCTGTCTTATAGGAAGGCGCTTAATTCTCTTCTCAGCCTTCTCCCTACCTTCGATTAGCTTCTCCTTAGATTTAAAGAAGCTGCACTTCTCACAAGATTTCACCGAGAGAACAGCACATTCTCCCTCTTTATCAAACGCACATTTAATCATTTTTATTTTTCCTTTCATTTATCGCATAATATAATTCGCACCATTTTATTGCCGTTAGCGTTAATTCCGCATTCCCAAACCACCATTGATTCTTTGCGAGAAGTGGTCGAAATCGGATCGGCATACAATACAGATTCGAAGGATCGCAATTCATAGGATCACCATCAAGGCATATGATGCAATGGTCTTTCGGGATTTCTCCGTGTAACCTCTCCCATACAACTCGGCGCTTAGGCTGTCTGCGATTATGAAATGGCACTTTATATTCAAGGCTTGTTACGATCCAAGGCTCACCATCAATGACTATCTCGTCACCGATTTTTCTAGTTTTGCTCGCTTGTCGCATACCTTCTATGCCCCGTTGAAAGGACTCGGCTGTGTAATGCGATTTAAAATCTTCACCACGTAAGCCTGTCTGCCACGAAATATGCCCATCTTGAAATCTTCCGGTTGAAGATGAGTTGTAACCTCTGCTATTGCAAAAGCCTTTTATCCCCGAAACAGTTCTATTTGTGCCAAAAGTTTCATTGAATTTTTGGGTTAGTTCTTTTCTGCTCATAAGAGGAGCATTTTCTTTCAAGAAATCCTCTTGCTCCCTCGAATATGTATTGTAAATAGCCATTATCTCACCAACTTTTCTATCGAGCTATCTTTCAGCTTGCCTTCCGAAATCAATTTCTCGGTACGCAAAACCACGTCAGCATTGTTAATCATCTGTTTTGCAAGGCTTGAAATTACCATTGCATTGTCGGCAAGGTTTCTTCTTGTACTCAAAGGGAGACTTTTATCCGATATAAGCTCGATTTGCTCCCCTAATTTATTCTGTAATTCAAGTAATGTCATTTTTCAACTCCGATCTCCTCAAGCTTATCAACGTAGCTCTCAGGATATCCTTCCTTTCCAAAAATTTTATTCATCTCCTGATCAAGCCACACAGCCTGAGCATCAGGAGTCTTGAGAGTAGCATTATATCTGTATATCTCCCTCCAATTGGCAAGGAAGAGCATTGCCCTTCTCCTGCCAAAGCCGAAGCACTTATGAAGCACTATACAAGCGAATTTAAGCCATACCCTCTGAAGCCTACAGAAATCCGCATTGACTCGCTTCTCTACCTCCTCGGTTAAAACCTCATTGATCTTGTCCTTCTCGCTCGGAGGAAGGCTCTCAAATGAGCGTGGTATCTTTACTTTCATATTTACTCCTTTTCTTCTGTTCCATAGCTGCGCTCAAGGGCAATATTGAAGGCTTCTTCTACATCAAAATTACCGTGTCGCACTCTTTCCTTGCCTTTAGGCTTCCTACTTACCTGCGTATCCTCTTCCCACCACTTGAGGATCATACTGTAATGGTTCTTAATATGAGCATCATTCTCGATAATAAAGGTAGCAAGCCTCTCAACATACCGGTTGAAAGCATCAAGTCCGAGCCTGTCCATAAGGTCTCCAAGCTGACGATCTGTGAGGTATACCACGTTCTTCCCAAGCTCCCCACCAATAAGTTTTAATTTGTTTTCTTCTGTGGCGGTAGCGGTGGCAGGCTCTACCCTACCACTACCCTCACCTATACTATCCTGAACTAACCTATCCTTACCTATACTACCCTGTGTTGCCACTTGGTTGCCGCTTGGTTGCCAAATGGTTGCCATAGGTAATTCAGGCGGTTTTTCGGTGTACGAGCCATCTTTTTGGAGCAACAAAGTATCCTTCTCCTCTATGTACTGAGTCTCGTTGTATCGGTCCTTCCTGAGAAGGTTATGCATCCTCCAATGCTTAATAACAATAACGCCTTTTTCAAACGTTAGAATAAACCTCTTAGCTATAAGCAACTTTAGATCATCCTCGGATGCACCGATGGACCTTTGAATCTTCTTGGGATTATTTAAGAATCCATCGTCATCCGCATTCATATTAAGGTGAAAGTAAAGTGCCTGAGCAGACAAAGGCATTTCAGTAAATGGATCACTATCCGTTATTTTCTTTGTGAACATTCGTCTCTCAGCCATTATGTATCACTCCTTTAAAACGGCAAAGCTTCATCGCCGGGAATTTCCTCAAAATTCTGACTATTCCCGGTAGAGTATGGAGTCGGAATATAAGGCTCATTTTTAGCCTCTGTGGTGCTTTCCTTATTACCTGCGAATGAAATCTCCTCTGCAATGATTTCCGTTGAAATACGCTTGTTTCCGTTCTTGTCAGTCCACTCTCTGTTCTCAAGCCTACCGACAATGACTATAGCCTGTCCCTTTTTGAAATATCTTGATACAAACTCAGCCTTCTGCGCCCAAGCTACCACGGTGAAGAAGTCCACCTTCTTCGCATCCGGCTCTTTAGAATAACGGTTGATTGCCACGTTGAACGAGCAAACCGAAGTGCCACCCTGAGTCTGCTTAAGCTCAGGATCAGAGCAAAGATTACCGATAAGAATTACTTTATTAAATGCCATAATTATTTACCTTCCTTTTCTGCGAGTCTGTATACCTTGAAGGATACGTTCTCGCCATATCTGTTTTTACTTGTTTTGGTTTCGCTTATGATACTGTACCCTTGACACTTGAGGTCGTGTATTCTTGATGCAAGCCTCGCTACTCCGAGATCATTAAAAGCCTCAAGCGTAGATATTGAGCCGAATCGAGTCATATAGTCGATGATTCTTTGACACTGATTAATTTTCATAACGTCCTCCTATAAATAATTTTTATAAAATTCCTTGATGAAGTCCTCTACACTCCATCCGTAATGCTCCATAGCCTTTTTCTGTGCAAACGCTTGTAATTTACGATTGATCCGAGCGTTCTTATGTACCGAATTATCACCGAAGATGTGACACCTGCTGTGATGAAGGTAAACGGTTAAACCGTACTCCTCCGACTTTTTTCTTAAAGCTCCACCGAAAACGTGATGCTTGTCAAGAGACTCTACTCCAAGACCTTTACCACAGAGAAAGCACCTTTGCCTTGATTTTTGAATTATGCTATCCATCACTCACCTCTCATTACATTTACAAAGAAGTCTATATCCTCCCTATTGCCGAAAAATTCAGCTCTCATAAATACAACTTGGTTTATATTATGAAAATCGAGCTTTGCTTTCATAATATCTGCGTGAGTATGATTACACATAAACTCTCGGCAGATAGCAGGGCGAATTTCATAGATAAGGCATTTTTTGTTTCGTTCATCCCGGAAAGGGCAAGTCATATCCACTCCAACCATAACATTGTGGCGTTGCTCTTTTATGTTGTGCTTCTTTATGTATGCCTTAATGCGTTTTATCTCGACTTCTGATAATGGTAAAAGATTACTGCAACATTGACCGCAATTTGAACACTTACCATCTTTGGTGAAATCTTTAATTATTACATCGTCAATCATTTACTCACCCCACAATGCCTTAAGCCTCGCTATCTCATCGGGAGTCTCGGTAGGTATTCCAAGCTGCTTACAGTCCTGAATGATTAAATCAAGAAGCCTCGACATCTGAGAACTGTCATAGCAAGAAGAGCCGCAGTATAGAATGACGTTGGTACACCCCTCTATTTTACTCGGGAGCGTATCCGTAACCCAACCTATACCATTCCTCTGCCACCCCTCTTTAAGTCGCTCTACGGCAGAATTCTTGACACACACAACATCGGAATTACCGCCGATATGCTTAACGTACTCTCGGTATATATCTACCTTCGACTCACCCATCTTCTCGGCAAGCCTGTCCATAAGCACCCAAGCATAAGCATTTGCATCAAGTGATCGCCTCGCCCGGTAAGGCTTTATCTCGATAGAAAGCTTCTCGCATCCGTTCATATCGTCTACAAGAGCTTTAAAATCGTTTAACTCGTTTACCTCTAAAGTAAGCTGAGGCTTATTTGTTCTGAAGTCGATATTAGCACCGACTATTCTTCCGCTAACCTTCATACAGGAAACCTCCCTTCCTTTAAACACTCCACAAGGAATTTTAGCTTCGGCAGATACACACCATTGATCCACCTCTCGTCATACTCGATAACAAACTCACCTCGCCTATTGGGATCGATATCGTGGAAGTAATTATCGTAGTCCCCCTCAAGGAGTCCGTAGACTATGATTTTCGCCTTCCTGAAGCCTGATGCAAACATCTGCACCTGCACTTGGTTTATGTACTTCTTCGGCAGCTTAAAGCCTTTCTCATACCCATATGTCTTGCACTCATAAATGGTGTCACTATCGTTTCCGTCAAGGTTGACACGAAGCAAAAGGTCTTCAATGATAATCTGCTTGTCAAACTCCATCGGGATACCGAGAGACTCAAGAATGCGATGCTCGTAGTGAGTACCGGCAGAGGTATACTTGTTGTCGAAGTGGTCTCGGTTGATGCCTATCTTCTGCATCCACCATTTTTCAAAGGTTGCGGTATTATAGTTGCCGATTATCTTATCCGTGTCGGAAGCACCGAAGTACCCCGACCTATCCTTGCTCTCTATCATAATGCGAGCAGCTTCTTTTCGAAGCGGTCAAGCTGATCAAAGTAAGTGAACACAACCTTAACCTCGTCCTCGGTCATCTCGCACTTCTCTGCGATCTCCTTGGTTGTAAGATGCTTGTTGCGAAGCACTCTCGTATATATCTGTTGGAATCTTTCCTTAATAGCAAACAGGTTGTGCTTGTAGATATCATCCTCGTCCGAGGAGTCAAGCTCGTCCTTCGACCAAAGGGAGAAACCGAGACCGTAACGAAGTGCAATAGCCTTGACGAATGCTCTCGCCATCGCCTTGAACACCACGTTCTGATTTAAGGAGTTATCCTTAACGGGATTTATGCCGTTAAGCAAAGGATAACTGTAGATAAAGGTATCATCGTCTACCGTAACCTCGATACGCACCTCGTAGCAACGGTTTACATTGCCCTTGGAATCCGTAAAGGTCTGAGAGGACATAAACAAGCTGCTTCCATCCTCGTTGTATACAGGAGAGAAGAATACCTTCTCCGCACCGTGTTCGTGCAAAAGGTCAACCACCGTTGCCCAAGGCAGATAATCCGCACCGTCTCTCTGCTTTACGAAAGGTGTTACGTCTACCTTTCTTAACTCGTTAAAATTCTTAAGCATTTTCCTTTTCCTCCTTTTCCTCTATCCAATACTCAAACCTATCAGGCTCGGTATCGTTAGCATTTATCATTGCTACCGTATCATTCACGGTCAGCTCGTTAACACAGTAAACCTGCTTTTCTTTTCTGTCTAAGCAATAGACGGTCTTTCCGTCCTTGATCTCGTCAAGCACTAAAAAGTGGTATATAGTTTTGTAAGTCATTTTCTTATTCTTCCTCTCCGTATAATTCGTCATAACATTCTTGGCAGTATTCCTCATCATCGACCTCGTTTATCTCACGGTCAGGGATTTCGCATCCGCACTTATCGCAGTAATGGACCTCGACTCTTCTGTTTCGGCAGATGCTACCTAAGCAATGAATACCGCAATCGACACAGTGATTTTCAATACGAATTGCCATCTCAAGCCTCCTTAAGCTCTGTTATAATTGCACCGGGATACTTCACCATCGTATTGACGTAAGCATCGGTATAGCTCGTCCCATCAATAGACACGGTCTTATATACCTCCATATCCTCGGTAAAAGTAACTTCCCATTTTTTCATCTTCTGTTCTCCAATTCTTAGTTTTGAGTTAGTTTTGAATTGAGAAGCCTCTCTGCCGACTTCGCTATCCTCTCCATTCGTCTCTTCCTCTCCTCTTCCGTAAGGATCGGAGAGTAAACCTTTACCACGGCACCGGGATACTCGAAAGTCTTAGGCTCTTTGTACTTATCTTTTTCTTTCATAAGCACTCCTTAAAACTGCGTTTGGTGTATAGTATTCAGGGACTAGCTGAATTGCTACACTCTTTTTGGTAGATTTTAAATCTACTCATTTGGCAAAAAAAATAGCTTCCTTGTCCTTTGCGCTTATCTTCAGAAGCTTACAAAGGATAGTCATCTCGCTTGCCTTAAATTCACTCTTGTTATTGATTTTGAGCGTTAATCCATAAGCGGTAAGACCGAGTTGCCCTGCTATATAGCTCTTTTTATAGCCGGACTTCTCGATATACTGCTCAAGTAAAGATGTATTCGTCATATTTCGCCCTCCTTTCGGCTAGATTTTAAGTAGATTTAAAATCTACTGACTAAAGGATAGCACATTCGACACAAATTGTCAAGTATTTTTTGAAAATTTCTCAAAAAAAGTTGACATTTAATCTACATTGTGGTAAAATATAGGCAAAGGAGGTGATTAAATGGCTACCGTAGGTGAGAATATACTTCGTATGAGGAAGCGTTTAGGTTGGACTCAGGAAGAACTTGCCACAAAGATGGGATACAAATCAAAGTCTACCATTAATAAAATAGAGATGGGAATAAATGATATCCCACAGAGTAAGATCGTTCAGTTTGCGGAGGTTTTAGGTACTACTCCTGCTCACCTGATGGGATGGAATGACGAAGAAAACAATTCCCCCGAAGAGCCGGAGCTTTCCGAGGGAGAAAAGATGTTACTAGATTTATTTAGGCAAGTTCCCGAAGATCAGCAACAGCTTGTTCTTGGGATGATCCGAGCTGCTTTAAATACGAAAGGATAGTTTCGACAGCCGTGACTAAGGCTATCTGTGGGTTATCGTTTTCACGGATGATTTTAATTAGTTCAATTTCGTTGGCTGTCATTCTCAAATCCCCTTTCATTTTAAAACGAACATATGTTCTGATTTCAGTTTATACTATTATATCAGAATTGTCAAACAAATTTCGACAATTGATTTTCTGACTAAATTATACAATCGCAAAAAACAAAAATCAATGCCCAACTTTTATACTTTTGGTACTCAAGTTTTGTACCGAAAAAGTATAAAGAATAATACCCAATCATCAGGAGAGTCCAAAAAATGCTACTCGAAAACTTACGATATTACAAAGAAGCATCAAAAATGACCTACGAACAGATCGCAGAGGAGAGTAAAATACCCTTAAGTACAATAAAAAATATCTTTTCAGGCAAGAATGAGCCTTTAGCAACTAACCTGAATCGAATAGCTACAGCGCTTAAGGTAACGCTCAATGACCTCCTTGCCGATGCTAACGTGGTATTGGCTTCCTCATCCATTATAGAGGTACAGGAAACGCTTGAAGAGGTTAAAGTGACACTAGCCGAGACCGAGGAAAACCTCGCCAAAGTCGAGGAGTCCGCCACCATCATTGAGTCAGAGCGTGACCTTATCAAGATTGAGAATAAACGATTAAAAGCCGAGAATGAAAGGCTGAAGATCGATAATGCCAACCTTGATACCGAGCTTAAGCTTCTTAAGCAGGAACTTCAGCACAAGGATGAACTCCTTGAGCTGCATAAATTCTATAGAAAACTTATACCTAATAATTAAATTATAGAGGTAGAAAGATAATGAAAGAATTTACATTCACCGCCTACTGCACCTTCGGTAAAGGCGATTCGGGAGAGTCCTTTGTCGATGTAGAGTTAACAGACGAGGAGTACGATAGGCTTATAAAGTACGGTACTCAGCCTGAAATATACTACAATGGTTTCTCAAAGTGCAAAGAACTCGCAGATTTATATAACAAAATCTACGATATTGCAATCGATCAGATGACAGAAGAAATGAGAGACTTCGGAGATTTAGAAGAAAAGTATGCAAATGATCCTAACTTCAAAGTAGATGACCTATACCCCTGCGGAGTAAACTTTCCCTTCGAATTTGAGGACCTGTTGGTTGAGGACGAATGATGGAAAACTTAAAAGAACAAGAAATCGCAAGGTCCTATGAAGGTAAACACTACATTAGTGAAAAAATAAGAAAGATAGCAATGGGAAGCGGAAACACAAGAGCCATAATTACTAATCGCCGTATAACCAAAAGCCAAGGTGCGCTCATTGGTATAACAGATGAAATCTTCAACAAATGGTGGGACGATGGAATATGCTTTGGTGTGTATATCTACCTAGATGAAGCCTCTGAATCTATTGTGCGCTGTGGTATCTTTAAAGATCGAGAAGAGCATAAAGAAGATGGTAGTATCCACTTTGTTAAAGCAGCCGTTACAGAGCAAGAGCTTGAGATATTTCAAAATGTGATGGAATTTGTCACAAATAATAATGAAGGGTTTTAATATGAAAATTAGTTATTCTTACAAAGTGTATAACGGGTATCCCGAAGCAACAGAGATTTCTCGAATTAGAGGAATGTTGTTACCGTTCTATTCTATTACTTTAGGTTTGGGTGTTCTGACTTCGATTGCGCTTTTATTATTTGATTTTATAGCGAATTGGTACATAGGAATTCCCGGCGTAATTTTGTGTATTGCAGGTTTTGTATATTTGGTTACTCGTTATGATACAGTGACGGAACGAAAGGTTGCGTGTGCGATTTTTAAAAGACAATTAGCAAAAGAATTGTGCATTTCCGACTCATCAACCATACGCAAATTGATGAAAGAATTTAAAAAAGAGTTGAAAGAAAAGACACACAACGATGTACCTTATGATAAAATGATTTAAAAAAAGGAGGAGGTAACTTGTACAATTACATTGATTTTTCACAGTTTAGACCTGATGAATTTCTCGTCTATCTGCGTAAGTCCCGATCAGACGATCCTCTTCTCTCCGTAGAAGAAGTTCTCGCAAAGCACGAAGCAATCCTAGACGAATGGTGTGAGAAGAATCTCGGAGGCAAAATCCCCGAAGAAAATAAGTACCGTGAGGTTGTATCAGGAGAGACCATTGCCGATAGACCGAAGATTCAAGAAATCTTAAAAAGGATGGAGTCCCCTAAGGTAAAGGGCGTTATCATCGTTGAAGTGCAGAGACTTTCCCGTGGAGACCTTGAGGATGCAGGTAGAATAATTAAGCTATTTAGATTCACCAATACCCTTGCTGTTACACCGCAAAAAGCATATGACCTGAGAGACGAGTATGACCGAGATGCCTTTGAGCGAGAGCTTAAAAGAGGTAACGAGTTCCTTGAGTACACCAAAAAGATAATGAGCAGAGGCACACTCCTCTCCGTCAGCCAAGGAAACTATGTAGGCTCAAGACCTCCTTATGGATATGATAAAATATGGGTAATGGAAGGCAAAAGAAAATGCCCCACCCTCGCCATTAACGAGGAAGAGGCAAACGTTGTCCGTATGATATTTAATATGTACGTCCACGAGGATATGGGAAGGATCAATATCTGTCACCGACTCGATGAGTTAGGCATCAAACCTCCAAAGGGAGAGCGTTGGAGTCCTGCCGGTCTGAAAGACCTTCTTGAGAACGTACACTACCTCGGAAAAATAAAATGGAATTGGCGTAAGACTGTTACCGTTGTTGAGGATGGAGAAATCAAAAAGACCGCACCGAAATCAAAAATAGGAGAGTATTTAATATATGAAGGTAAGCACCCTGCTATAATCTCCGAAGAACTCTTCAACGCAGCTCTTGAAAAGCAAGGTCGTAACCACAGAGCCAAACCTAAGACCAAGGTAAGAAACCCCTTTGCAACATTGGTTTACTGTCAATGCGGAAGAGCAATGTCACTAAGAACTTACAAGCACCACGGCGGTCAGCCAAGACTTGTCTGCAACGATCACGTTCATTGTAACACAGGCTCTTGCACCTATGAAGATTTTGAAAAATATATAATTGAGGTATTAAGGCAATGCATTGCCGACTTTGAGATAAGAGTAAAGAGCGATAACGGCGATTCTATGAAGCTCCACGAAAAACTCCTCAAAACCCTTGAGAAAAAAATGCAAGACCTTGAGGCAAAAGAAATCGCACAATGGGAAGCTCAAGCAAATCCCGATCCTGCTCAAAGAATGCCGCAACACATATTTGCCATCCTGAATGAAAAGCTCCTCAAAGAAAAAGAGGAAGTAAAAGAGGCTATGTGCAACGCTCGTAAATCAATGCCCGATCCTGTAGACTACAAAGAAAAGTTATACCGCTTCACCGAAGCCTTGAACACCCTGCTTGATCCCGATGCAGATGCACAGCTTAAGAACAGGCTCCTCAAGGACTGCATCGAAAGAATAGACTACAACAGAGCAAAGCCTGAGCGCATAAAAAATCCTCAAAAGAAAACATACAAAAATGGCAGACCTGATGGTAAAGGCAGAAGGCTCAAGCCAAATCCAATGGAAACCGGCGCACATTGGACTAACCCACCTCTAGAAATTGATGTAAAGTTGAAGGTGTAATTTTTTTGCACCTATCAACTACATCATTAATGTTCCTGTTCGTCTCAACATCAATGTTGACATTAATAGGAACACACTAAA